GGAATTTTTATTATTCTTAGGACTTGCTTCTCCATAGGTAATAACTTTTTCCTCACTCCCATTTACTCCGATTGATGCTCTACATTTAATACAAACTATTCCATCTCTTGAATTAGTTTCTATCTCTTCTAGGTCATATCGTATTTTATTTTTTGCACCAGCGATCTCAATAAATCTATGATACATTACCCAAGTTCCATGACAATCCCATAAGCATTGCTTAGGATCAAAGCCAAGTTTCTTTAGGATTTGTTTTACTCTTTCGTCTAGTGGTTTAGCCATCTTACATACCTCCTTTGGTTTCTTCTTTGATGGTTAAGTAACCAGCTTTTGTTCTGCTGATTACAACTCCTCCTCCAACTGCTTTCCTACAGTTATCAGGAATCTTTGCTTTCAAGACTTTGCCCAATGCAGTATTCTCATTTGCAATCTGCTTTGTTTCAACCCATCTTGTAGCATTTGATAAGAATTGATTATCTTTATTCTCATCAAAATTTAGTGATATCATGTCATTGATCTTGATAGCACCTGCAAGTTTAGGTAACTCTTTAGTGTCTATCTTCTCAGGTTCTTTGTTGTCTTTAACATAGGACCAAAAAGATTTCTCAATGTCATAAAGTTTCTTTTGATAATTTTTGTCAGCATCAATCTTGCAATGTTCATGTCTTTGATTGCCAAAGATTACTGATAGCCAAGCATGATTACATTCACTTACCATAAGGTAGTGTTGTATTTGTGGCATATAAGTGCTGATACAATTATCTAAAGTGTTATTAGAATTAGTATGTTTGTATTCTACTATAGCATTATCCGACTTAGAATAATCATCATAGTGTGCAAACATAAATTCTTTTTCTGTTTTTAAATTAGCATGATGAACAGACAATTCGTTTATGTCTAATTCAGATGCGTAGTTTAGGAACATTCTATTTACTGGTTCGGTATGAATACCTAGCTGAACTGCAAGAACTTTTGATAGATCATCAGGTTCTTTTCTGTTGGTTTTTTCTAACCAAAGATCATGCCAATCTCCTCGCATAATTCTTGTGGCATCACTACCACCAAGACCACGATTACGATTGATCTTTACATCTTCAACTGGAGTCTTGATAACTTCTTTTGTTTTCATTATATTCTCCTTTTGTTTATTTGTTATACTCTTTTTGTTTCCATTGTTCAAGCTTATAAAATGTATGTGTTATTTTTCTAAGCCATCCTAAATGGTATTCGTATGGTGCATCTAGTCTATCGGTAAATTCTACTGGTAGTGGTAATCTTGCATACTTATATTTAATTAATATATCTTCCATACAATCTTTGAGTAAGGATGCAGGGTACTTCTGAAGTATTCTAAAGTATTGTTCTAAGCCAGTTTCATTTGGTATATTAATAGAAAAAGTACTAGCAATAGTTTCTAATACAACTGCAATATCTTTTCTAGTACATGGTTGAATACAACTAGCCATGCGATTAATAATATTAGGTGCATCATCATCTATCGTACTTGATGGTACGAATGTTTTGTCTTTGCCCATCAGATACCTTATCTCCCATACTCGCAACATCACTGATTCTTTTGCGTCTTTCTTGAACAGCATTGGAATCATATGGACTGTTGAATGTTTTAGTTTGTCTTCTAGTGTTTGCAAATTGGATTGATCTTCTAATCCAGTTTCTAAAACAAGCATCCCAGTCTGCCTTAACATCTCCATTTGCTTTGTAATGATCTGTGAATTTTTCTTTTTCATAGTTTATATCTACCTCACTTCCATGATTGTTAATGATATAGTCAATACATTGTGGACTTGGTTCGTATTCCCCAACCATTGACTTGTGTTCTAGTAATGCAACATTCATATCTAATGCATTACACCAATTCAAAAAGTTAGATGCATTTGGTATTTGCTTTAGACTCTCCCACTTATTAATGAGAGAGTCAGCAACACCAACTTTTTCTGCAAGTGCAGTAGCATCTATCCTAAGATATTGTCTGCGTAACTTTAGATGATTTATGATTTGATTATACAACATAATTATTCCAATCCATTTGATCAGCATAACTTCCTCGTGTTGCAAAGAAGTTTTTATATTGTGGATATTCATTCATAAACATACGACTATAAAATGGTTTATAATCATTGTTGATTTTATAATCTACATCAGTAGTTTCTATACTTGTTTCCCAACGAATACGATTGATTATCATTTCACTAGACAATTTATTATGACCTGCATTAATTGCTCTAAATGTAAATGTTTTAAACAACTCGTACACTTCAGAATTTTTTTGATGGAAAGCTTTAAACTCTCCAACTAAATCCTTAAAGTTCTTTTGGTTCAGCATGATCTATCTCCTGTGTAATAGGTACATCATATGACAATGTATCTAATATAAAAGGTACACGATTAAGATTGCATTGCAAAAATTTCATAGCTAATAAAAACTTTTGTAATGACATTCCATTTGCACCAGTTTCATACTTTTGTACTTGCTGAAATGTTACACCTAATGACTTGGCTAACATTGATTGTGTCATTCTTGGATTTTTACTAAGTCTTTGTTGCTTAATAAATTCTCCAACAACTTGATTGAAGTTACTCATTTGTTTCCTCCTTTGTTTTATTTACTCTTTCCCAATGATAAGTTTTATACTCCTTACCATTAGCTTCTTTGGTTATCCAAAAGTCTTGCTTAAATTTAAAGTCAAATACTTTAGGTAACATTTGTCTTAATTGTTTTCCTATGTTTTTATATCCTGAATCTTTCTTTGATACTTCTTCATAAAGATTCTTGAATAATGGATTATCTTTTTCTTCTTCAAAATAATCTCCAACAACAGCAACTCTATCTCCAACCCATGATCCTATAATATCATGTCCATCAATATCGCCACCTCCTCTACGCTCATTGCCTTGTGCAATCAATAAGATATATAATACATCTGACATTGATCCCTCAAAGCCAACTTGTTCATAATGTTTAGCGAACATTCCTATATCCCATCCGCTAACATATTCTTTTTTATCTATGTTTATTATTTTATGGTATTGACCCATGTTATTTTACCTCCATTTCTTTTGTTAATATTAATGGTTCTTGTTCTTCAGGTTCATTATTAAACCTAACAGTTAAACAAATACCATACTCATCTATATGATTGACATCACACTTATGTGTAGGACAATCATTGATCCATTCTTTTATTTCTTCATCATGTATCTTCATGTTTCCTCCTAACTTATTTTGATAATGAGTTTTGTATCCTCATTTTTTTCTTTAGCAAAGACTATAGAAATCGAATCAAGACTTCTATATTCTCTTAACTTATCATCACTCCAATGTTCTCCTTTAAACTCTACCTCAGCTTTACTATCTATTCTGTTTAGAGTTTGTAGGATAAACTTAAAGTCATCACTATTTACTTTCATTACGCAACCTCCTTGATTACATTTGTTGTTGATTGTAAATTCTTACAGAAGTCTAATGACTTACTTGCAAGACTTGATGCTTTCCAAATAGCATCTTCGTTCTCTTCTAAACATTTGATCCAGTTATTAAGATACATAGCATGGTCTTCTCTTGGAGAAGAAGTTATGTTTAGATGACTAGCAATAAAACATGATCCAAGTTCTGCAACTAATTCTTCGAATGCATATCCACTTGAACCAAACTTTGTTGATAGTTTTCTATCGCATCTATCTTTATGACCTGTCCAATGGGTCAGCTCATGAAACATAGTGCAATAGTAGTTTTCTGTAGCGGTACTGTGTTGTGTATTGATAAAAGATTCTTTGCTTGGCATACGAATCTCATCAATGCTTGGTATATAACAAGCTTTACCACTACGAGAAATTTTTGCTCCTGTATTATTTATAAATACATCAGCAGTATTATTGTCATTGACTTTGTTTTCAAATGTATCAAAGCCAACAAACTTTTCTGTATTACCCTCTACTTGTTCTATATTAAATACATCAAAGGTTCTAAACAACTGAAACATTTGTTCTTTTGTTTCTCCTTTTCTTTCTACTTCTTTAATGTATTTCTTTATGAACAATAACTTTGTAGATGATTCTCCTTTCTTAACTTGACATCCATGTTTAGTCCATTGCTTGTATGTACCCCAAACATATCTGTCATATGGTTCAAATGCTAACTGCATAATGTTACCGCCAGTATATTTGTAACCATCTACTGAAGTGAATAGTTTATTAGCCCAAGGCTTAGTCCATTGACTACCTTGTTCTTTCATTAACTTCAGTATGTTTTTTGTAATGCTATGGACTACATCTTTTGCTTTGCCTTGCATTATACCTCCTAGTTATATTGTTATTATCATTATGATCATTGCAAAAAGAAACAGAACACAACAATAAAAATCAATACTACTCATAAAACCTCCTTGATTTTTTTGTATTGATCTCGTATTGCATTTGCTTCTTGGTACAATTTTCT